AATTCGCCTTCAGTTGTTTTCTGCCCACGAATTGCATTACGAATTTTCTTGGTATAAAACCAAACGCTGCCTTCATCGAAGATAGCGGGCATCTTGGCATCCATATTGATCAAATCCTGCAATACAACGGTATTTGCAGTTTCTCTTGTTACTGTAAGAGCGGCAGGATCATTAAGGACACCCAAAGGTTGCTTTGCACCAGTACCACGAATAAAAGACTTATCAGTGTACCAGTACCATGCTGCCCTGAATATACGGGTAATATAATTGAGTATATTAATTACTGAATCATCCAAAAGGATATTGGTCAATTCAGTGTAACCACTCAATTCATGAACAACCATTTCAATCAAACCGAAATTCGGTTCAGTTTCAGGCTTATCAGTACCTTCATCAGTCCACCCAAAAGAAACCCCGGCGAAATGATCAAAAGTTGCCGAATCAATATCAGGGTCTTGCATTAACTTCGGAAATGCAATTTTCTCACCAGCCATCGGCCAAACAGTTGCTCTTGTCCAAACAGCGGTTTGTTCCATATCATACATAATCATTAATGCTTTAAATTCTTCAGGTACAAGAAAACCACCTGCGGTATCAACCGTTTCATTCAAAGCCTTACTGACATTACCGGACTTCAAATAACCAGCAAATTCTTTTACCCACTGACCCAATTCATCCGAAACCACAACCCAAGGATTCGATTTATTCTTTAAGTTAATAACCGAACCTGTTTTTGTAGTAAGATAATCACCATCAATACGAGAAAAAGACATATTAGCAGTAAGTTTTGTTTTTTGATCAATGGAGAAAGGAGTAACTATATTCTGTTGAAGTTCCTTTACCATTTGACCAAGTAGACCCTTCATACTTTCAGAAAACTCGGTCGTACCAAAAGCAGACTTAATTTCACTCTGCATCAATGCAACGAGGTCATTCTTTTCCATCTTCATGATCTAATTCCTCCAAAAAAAATTATTAGTCAATTTGTCCAGATTTTTTCAAAATGCCCTTAAAAGTTGTTTTAATTGTTTCGCCAGCAGCATCCTTAAATGTTCCATTTAAAAGAGACTTGATTTCTTCTTCAGTCATGTCAATTTCAATTGAACTTTCCTGAGAACAAGAAACAGGGGAGAAACTTGTTTCATCAAATTCAATTGTATTATCATCTCCTGTAGAAGTGTCCAAATTCTTTTTATCCGCAATTTCTTTCAAGGTACTATTAATTGTGTCTAATGATTTTGTCATTTCCACAATCGTTTCACCTTGCTTTACAACTTGATCTTGTAATTCTTTTACAATACCATCATGTACAGTGTCAAATTCCTTACCACTTGCTGCTTCAAAAGTTCCCTTACGTTTTGCACAATGCTTTTTAGCTGCATCGGCATCCCAATCACCTTTTTTAAATCGTAATGATTGGATTTCAGATTTACCATCTTTAATTCCATAAATAACGTCAATACATTTACCACCAGATTTTTCAGCACAATTCTTTCGAGCAAACTTATCAAAATCATTGGGATCAGCAAGTCGGCAAGAATGCTCATTAGGATATGGGTTTTCAGCAATATCTTTTCCAACTTCAATTACCCAAAGATCAAGTTGATCCAGTTTTGCTTTTAGAATTGCACATTCAATATTATTGAAACCACGACGTTCACAAATAATATTAAATTCATCTAAAGTAACATGACCAAGATATTTAAAAACTTCTATTTCTTGGTCAATTAATTTGGTATAAAATTCATCCCGGCCTACCCACTTCGATTGATCTTCATCCAACAAATCAAATGTATTTTCGTCTTCCTCTATTCCAGTACCACCAGAAGGTTTTTTACCCTTATCTTCCTCTTCCATATGTGATGCATCTTTATCATCTGCATCATCATCATTTTCTGAATTGGCATCATCATCATTATCATCAGTAGGTTTCTTTTTGCCCTTATCTTCTTCTTCCATATGAGAAGCATCATCATCAACAGTTTCTTCAGAACTTACCTTATTTTCTTCAGAACATTTTGCACATGAAACTTCTTCGTCTGTAATAGATGCTCCACATTTACAAATTTTCACAGTATCCTCCAATTCAAAATAATCTTTTTCTTCCATTGCTTCTTCACTCAATTTAAATACGAAATCTCCTTTATCACTTACTGAGAAATCATAAAATTTCTTAGTAACTTTAGCAGAATTCTTTTTTACCCATTCAACAGCTTGTTCTTTTGTAAAAATTGTGGAATCTAAATAATAACCAACAGCGGGATGTGAAGAGGATTTTTCATCGTAAAGCGGAATTGCATTTACTGCTTTAATTCCCGGTTGAATTTGAAATATTCTTGCATCCTTAAATGCCTCCATATCAGCAATAGGAAACCAAAATAATCCTTTTGTTTCATCAAATTCAAATTCAGATTTATAACCCAATTTAATTAAATTTACCGTATCAACCCCCAATGAACGAAGAATATTCGCATCAGGGTGAGCAGGAACAGGTACAGCAGATATTTCAAGGAGTTCTTGCTTTGTATAATTTCTGCCACCACTCCAAGGTTGATCTTCATCTCTATATTGAAACTCCTTTGGTAAAAAGCCAACACTAAAAGAATTCATAAAACCATTCTTATAGGAATTCCATGAAACTTGTGCTTTATCATGGGTGTCAAATTCGGGTTGAAAAAGGACTTGTTTGTTTTCTTTATCGATCTTAATTTTATTTGTTTTAAAATGGGGGTGATCGAAATAGTTATGAGCAAACAAGCCAACAGGATTCTTTTTATAATTCTTGAAATCCCATCCGTCTGCATTAACAATATCCTCCTGCCTATCAGGTGTTTCCGCATTGGCAACTGCCCAAAAGGTTCTACCTTTTTCATCTAATTCTTTAATTTGGACTTGAAAATCAGAACCTAATATTTCAAGACCGCCTGATTTCATTACAATTCCATTATTTTTAACCAAATACGCCATAAAAACACTCCTTAAAATTTCATTGTTTCAAAATGAAAGCTTTTTACCTGAGTATATCCCACAATCCATAAGGCTATCATCAACGGATCATATTCTTTACATGAAGAGATAACAATATAAGCTTCTCCATTTTTATGGGGCCATGCATGAGCAGCAACATGTGATTCATATAAAAGAATTGTTCCTGTTACCCCAACTTCATCACCAGTAACTAATTTATCATCAAAATAAAAAGAATTAGGATTTAAACCAATATAATGTTCTGGTATTTTTGTCATACCAAGTTGATCAACAAGTAATTCAAGAAAGGAGTCCATTTCATAATGTTTTTCCATTAAATCATGGGTGCATCCGTACAATTTTATCTGAGTAGTTTGAATAGTTTTCATTCATCTAACCCTCCAACTGTAAAAAATTATTTTCAGCTATTCCTAAATAGCAATCACAATTCAAATTGAAATTTTCTCCCGGAAACTTTATTCTTTGTCCACCAATTGAAAAGTTATCTTTAGTTACAAATTCTTTTACTCTTCCTTTATGACCACAAATGTTTCTATCAATTATCCACCTTTTATTCAATTCAGGATGATTACTAATTACCAACGATTTAGCATAATTTATAGCAGCACGAAGACCAGCATTGCAAATTTTAGCAAGTCGTGGATTCGAATCACCCTGATTAAAAATAAATTTATCCCAACTAATCTTATTAGCTTTATTATCATAATCACAAAGAAGAGTTTTCTTAAATTCAATATTCATTTTTTCACTGTAAGGAATAATCCATTCTTCAGCAATTGGGGGATCAATACTTTCATGATTCAAATATTTAAGAATAAATTTAACAGTCCCGGTCAAAAGATTAGTAATATATTTTTCAATTTCAAATTCAAAAGAATTTTTAGTTGAATTTTGTAGAAATTCATTTATCTCTTCACGCCAAACATCCCTTAAATGACTTTCAGGATCAGCACTCCTACCTTCAGTTGGATTATTGTCCCTATCATCACTACCATCAGGATTTAAATGGGGTTTGTCATTTTCATGTTGTTCTTGTGGATTCTTATCACCGGGGGCAACTTTAGGTTGTAATCTTGATTTAATTTGAGCATCAATTAAATCATCAAGTCTATCAAGAAAAACCATTGTATTTGGAACAAGTAATCTATCTCCATCTTTTTGTGCTGGAACTTGATGTATATTTTTTCTTATTTCATTTGGTGTTAATGTAGGAACTCCTGCATATGCTTTTGCTTCCTGAGTCTCTAATTGACGATCCCTTGGAATAGGATTATCATGACGAATCACCACTCTTTGATTAAATGAACTAAGAACTTTTTTAGTAAATGTATCATCCCAAATAAATAAACGTGGAGCAATACAATTCTCATTCCATTCAATATCAAGTTGAACTCCACTCGATCTATTAACACTTCCAGACTGTCCAAGTTTTGCTTTATTAGTATGATATGCAGCAAGAATCATATCTTCTGTCCATCCTGCCATTTCAACAAATTGCATATCATTATTTTTAAATGTTAGTGGAACAACTGTTGTTCCACTATCAGTTACAGCAACATCATGAAAATTCTGATTAAAAATAGCCCTCCATCGTTCCTTAATTGCATTTGCTTTATCATCATCAAGAGTTTGTTCAGTTGTTAATGCAAAATCTGGTCTTGCTGAATTCTGAAAAAAATCTTTTTCATAATGTTCAATATATCTTTCTAAATCAACTGCTCTTGCCTGTAATGATATTGGAGAACAACCAGCCCAAGGCCATCTTGGATGTGGGTATTTTAAAATTATTAAATCTTGTTCTCTAAAAAC